GGATAGAATCTTTTGTACTGACCAAAACATCGTTTCATTCTCCGTAAACAACGGACAATATACATCTAACACTACATCAAATACGTTCATAGTTTATGAGTAACAACGTACACGTCTTAAACCTATCGGCATACACTACTCCCGTCATTCAGGAGAGCAAGCGTGATGCGTGGGTTGACTTTGGAGAAGACAACAACTACTACTCTTTCCTCTTGGATAGATACACGAACTCCACTACCAACAACGCAATCATTAACAACATCTCACGTCTTGTCTATGGTCGTGGCTTATCAGCAGTAGATGCTTCTCGCAAGCCTAATGAGTACGCTTCTGCAATGGCGATGTTCTCAAAAGAGTGCTTACGCAAGATTGCTCTTGATAGAAAAATGTTAGGTCAGTTCGCCATCCAAGTACATTACAACGACAAACACGATAGAATCTTAAAGGCTTACCACATTCCTGTAAATCTTTTGCGTGCTGAGAAGTGCAATAAAGACGGAGAAATTGAAGCCTACTACTACTCGGATGATTGGACTGACGTAAAGAAATACGTACCTAAGAGAATACCTGCTTACGGATATTCTAAAGAAAAGATTGAGATTTTATTCTCAAAGCCTTACGCAGTAGGTATGAAGTATTACGCTTATCCTGACTATCAAGGTGCAGTTCCTTACGCACTTTTGGAAGAGGAGATTGCTGATTACTTAATCAACGAAGTACAAAACGGATTCTCAGGAACTAAAGTAGTCAACTTTAACAACGGAGTGCCAACTGAGGAGCAACAATCAATCATTACAAACAAGGTTTTAAGTAAACTTACAGGCTCTAAAGGTCAGAAAGTAATCGTAGCGTTCAACGACAATATGGACACTAAAACTACGGTTGACGATTTGCCTTTGAATGACGCTCCTGAACACTACACATACTTATCTGAGGAGTGTATGCGTAAGATTATGTTAGGTCATAACGTAACATCTCCGCTTCTTTTCGGTATTGCAGGTGCTAACGGGTTTTCGTCTAACGCTGATGAATTGCAAAACTCGTTTATCCTATTTAACAATATGGTGATTAAGCCACTTCAGGATGAAATACTTGAAGCCTTAGACACTATTTTGTCATTTAACGGAATATCACTCAACTTATTCTTTAAGACGCTTAAACCTCTTGAATTTACGGATTTGGAGAATGCTCAAAACCAAGAGCAAGTAGCTGAGGAAACAGGAACTGAATTAAGCAAACACGAACCTATCGATAATGAGATAGCAAATGCACTCATTGAGTGCGGAGAAGAGCCTAACGAAAATTGGCTTCTAATAGACGAATTCCCTGTTGACTATGATAATGACGATGCAGAGAACGAATTGCTCGCTAAAGAGCCTAAAAAGAGCTTATTCTCAAAATTAGTAGAGTTGGTAAGTACAGGAACTGCAAATCCAAACGCTAAATCTGAGCAAGACGAAAATATTGACGGATTCAAGTTCATCACTCGTTATGTTTATGCAGGAGAAACGTCTTCTAAATCTCGTCAGTTCTGCCAAAAGATGATTGGTGCTAATAAGATTTACCGAAAGGAAGATATTATGCGTATGAACACAATGCAAGTTAACGCAGGATGGGGTCCTCAGGGCGCACCTACTTACGATGTGTGGTTATACAAAGGCGGTGGGAATTGTCATCACCGTTGGAATAAGCAAGTTTATGCAAGTTTTGAAGGTGCAGGAATCGACGTTAAATCTCCTAAGGCTAAACAAATCGCATCTGCTAAAGCGGAGAAATACGGATACAAAATCAAGAATGATAAATTAGTGTCTACTCGACCTGTTGATATGCCTTACAATGGCTTTTTACCAACCAATCCTATATACGGCAAATAATGGCAACTGCACTACTCATAACAAGAGACGATTTAGTTCGATTTACTGCGGTAAATGGTAACGTAGATACTGACAAGTTTATTCAGTTTATCAAAATCGCTCAGGACATACATATTCAAAACTACTTAGGCACGAAGTTATTGCAGAAAATTCAAGCTGACATCGTAGCAGGTACGCTTACAGGTAACTACGAATCGTTAGTAGAAACATACGTTAAGCCGATGTTGATACATTGGGCGATGGTTGAGTACCTTCCTTTCGCTGCTTACACAATAGCTAACAAAGGAGTCTATAAGCATTCGTCTGAGAATAGCGAGAACGTAGAAAAAAACGAAGTAGATTTCTTAATCGAGAAAGAACGTCAGATTGCTCAGCACTATACTGAGAGATTCATCGATTACATCTGCTTTAATAATGACTTATTCCCTGAGTACACTACAAACACTAACGGGGATATGTATCCTGATAGCTCTAATAATAGAATAAGTTGGTATCTATGAGAACACGAACAAAAGTAGGAACGTATAAACCAAAAGAAGAAAACATTGAGAAACTCCGTGTTTTTCTAACTAAACTTAAAAAACGTGAATCATAAAGACGCAATAGGCTCAATGTACTTCTTATGCGGTTACGCAACCTGTATTGCGTTGATATACGAAGGAACTACGCTTTACCACAAACTCTTTGCCGCTTGTATGGCATTTTACTTCACTTGGCATATTTTAAACGGATATGAAAACTAAATCTCTCTTTTTTCTTTCTATGGTGTCCGTGTTAGCACCCGTTAAGCCGATGGTGCTTATGGCAGTTGCAACTATCATTCTTGATATGTGTTTTGGTGTTTGGCGAAGTGTACGAAAAAACGGATGGGCATCTATCCGCTCTCGTAGGCTTTCAAATACCATTTCTAAGAGCCTTTTGTATAGTGGTGCGATAGTATTTATCTTCTTACTTGAAAAGTTCGTGTTATCAGATTTATTGAGCTACTTCATTTCTGTTGACTTGGTAATGACAAAAGCGTTTACTGCCTTCTGCGTATTCACGGAAGTAAAGTCAATTAACGAGAGTTACTTTTCGGTTACAGGTATCAATGTTTGGGATAAGTTTATAGCCTTTGTTAAACGTGGCAAAGAGCAAGTAGAAGAATTGAAGTAATTGTACCTCCACGCCTCTTAACAATGCACACTTGGGAGAGTTCGATGCACAGGGTAGCTAACTGATTGCATCTACCCCCGTCAATGTTGGCGGGGTTTATAATGTCCATTAAATTGCGCAAAAAACAGGACATTTGCGCCTTAAAATACAAGTTATGACGCTAATAGAAAAATACGTTCAATTTACTAAAAAATGGGAAGGTGGATTAAGTAGAGACAAAGCAGACTCAGCTTCGTCTTTTCCTTGCCCTACTCCTTACAACGGAAAAACGGGTTGGCATACCAATGCAGGTATAACATACACCGCTTGGGTTCAATTCTACGGAAACACGAAAGACGCTGATTTTTATAGAATGCCTTCAGATATGTGGTTTCAAGTATTTAAAAAAGGCTATTGGCATAAAGTAAGAGGAGATGCCTACAAGTCTCAGAACATTGCAATATTTGTTACAGGTATGGCTTGGGGTTCTGGTGCTAAACAAGCGGTAACATCGCTTCAACGAGCAATTAATATGTGTGGAATTAAAATAGATATAGACGGAAGTATAGGCCCTGTAACTATTGGAGCTGCAAATGCCATAGAGCCAAGAGAACTTTTCGATGCTTTAACTGCTGAGCGTGAGCGTTTCTTTTATGCAATAGGAGTGGGTAAGAATGCAAAGTTCCTGAAGGGATGGCTTAATAGATTAGAAGACTACAAAAAGACGTTCAGACCTTAAATATGAGACTACTAATATTAATCTTACTACTTAGTTCGTGTTCAGCTAACTATCATCTGCGTAAAGCAATCAAGAAAGGTTACAGATGCGACACTATTGCGGACACAATTAAGATAACTTCGATAGACTCAATTCCGTACGTTTTAAGAGACTCTATAGCGTGGGAAAGGGTATTAGTCCAAAAAGACACAATCGTGCGTTACAAGGCTTCTAAAGTGCCTAAAACACGATTTGAGACACGTATTGAGTACAGACTAAAACGAGATACTATTAAAATGCTCGAAAAAGTCGAAGTAGTTAAGTGGAAAACTGAGAAGAAAAAAAACGCAAAACCTAATCTTTGGTTATTTATTATAGGCTTCGGTATGGGATTTCTTGCGAGATACCTGATGAAGTTTGCTAAATACACACTATGAGTAAATTCAGACCGAGAATTACACGAGAAGAATTTGAGATAGTTTCTCAATACCGTGCAATTCAAAGAG